CACCCTACATTTCAGATGGGCGTAGAAGGCGAACAAGACAGGGGCTACCAAGTAATGAAGTTTGGTGACCGCTACTTCTCACTACCGCCCGATTACATGAGGAAATAATATGTTTAAAAAAGAAAAAATTAAGCCCGAAAACAGCTTACTACAACCCCATAAAGAATCCACGCTAGAGAAACAGCAACGATTGCGTCTAGAGCGCAGGGCTATGCTTGCCAACAAACTGAAAGACATGGATAAAGAAGTTTTGTAATGGACTTAGCTAGTGCATTACGCTCCTTAAGTGATAGGGTGGTAAACCTACCCACCGAGGCACAGCGTTTTATGTACAACCCCCAAGCATTTACCCAAATGTTTGGCGTTAACCGACTACCCAATGAAACAGGGTTTGCTGAAGGCGCAATGGTCGGTGACCGTAAATACGGTAGTGAGAAAGGTTTTAAACAAGGCGAACCGCTTGCATTGCCAATAGCTGTAGCATCAATGGGCGCACCACTTGCCGCCCCTACCGCTAGAGTATTAGCACCTAAAGCCGCAAGCATGGCAGAGGATTATTTGGCAAAAATAGGTGGCGTTCAATACATTGCCCCGCCCAATAAAGCCCTAGCTGACGCTATTCGCAATAAGCCAATTGGTGAGTTTGATGTGCGATTTGACAATAAACGCAAGTCAGACATAGAAAAGATAGCCAACACCGTGCCTGTGGTCGAGCAATTAAACAAAACCCCAATTCCCAAGGTATCGCTGGCAGACTTTGAGGGTAGACCATTTATTACCAGCATGTCTGACCGCACTGCCGCTGGTGGTGACTTGCTTGGCGTTAACGATGTAATGTTTAAAAGACCCGTACACCTTTATGGTGGGCAGGACTATATGTTTAATGCACCTAATCAGGTATGGGCATCAGCACAAAGCGCAGTTAAGCCAATTCTTGAAAACGCCAAACTTCTTAAAGAAGTTACTGGTCAGAACCCGCTTTATATTCCTTGGAGAATGGCCCCATCGGGCGGTGACTTTGCTCACATGACGGGTGAAAGTATGCTGGGTTACGCAGAAGCCGCTATGAGCAGGGGTGATAAAAAGCAACTAAACACCGCAATCAAAGACCTTATTCCAAACTGGAAAGGCGTAGATAATTCTGAAAGTATTGCCCAATACAGAGCCGCACCCAAGGTCGTAAGAGATTCCATCATGCAAATCATGGACAGGGATTTTAGAAACCTAGGTGGCTTAAATTACGGGCAAGCTAGACTATCGGTTACTGATCCACGCCAAATTAATGCTATGGAAGGTGGAATACAAAACATTGGTGAAATTTTTGCAGATCAAGGGGCGTGGCAGGTCAAGGGCTAGGAACAATTGACAAAGAATATAATATTTTTGAACTTTTGCCCAATGTAGTAAAAGAGCGTGGCATTGCTAACCCAAGAAACCCATCCGATCCTGACTTACGAGCAATGCAGATGAAGCCATACTCAGGAATCCTAACCGCAAACCTATTAAGACAGCTAGGGTACTAATACAAGTATTCAGGTTTAAATTGATTCGCCATTTGTTCGCCAAAGCGTTGAGATAGAAAAGAACACACAGATTCATGGGTTACAGAAACAATGCCCGAAGCAATACAAAAGGTTTCATGTAAGGTAAGAGCATCAAGCATTGGCTTAGACATAGGCACATCAACATTAACAGTGGGTGTCATTGCAATCTCCTTGTTTTGTAATATAATTGTACCAAAGATTAATCTATCTTAACAACCACTTGGATAAGGTATGAGTTCTACAGTAGAAAAGACTAGAAAAAAGACAGGCGGCCGTGTTGCAGGTGTGCCTAATAAGTCAACAGCCCTCGCTAGAGAGGCGATTGCACGGTTCGTGGATGGTAACAGTCACAAGCTTCAAGAATGGCTTGATGAGATCGCTATGAACGAGAAGCTTGGCCCTAAAGTAGCTTTTGATTGCTTCATGCAGGTAGCTGAGTACCATGTACCCAAGCTGGCTAGAACAGAACACACAGGTGATGCAGACCAGCCCGTTAAAGTAGTTCACGAACACAAGTTCCTAGATTGAAAGAAGTAGTCATAAAGTATGAGTATCCCTACAAGGCACGGGATGCATTCATAGACTTTCATAAGCGTGACCAACGCTGGGCTGTACTGGTGTGCCATAGACGAGCAGGTAAGACCGTTGCGACCATTGCGGACACAATCCGTAGGGCAGTCATGGAGAAAAAAGAAAACGCTCGTTACGCCTACATAGCACCGTACTATGCCCAAGCTAAGAATATTGCATGGGATTACTTACTCAAGTTTGCAGAACCAGCCATAGTCAAGGCTAATCAATCTGAATTATGGATAGAGTTAGTCAATGGGGCTAAGATCAGACTATTTGGCGCAGATAATCCCGATGCCTTACGGGGTCTATACCTTGATGGCGTAGTCTTAGACGAATACGCAGATATGAAACCAAGGCTATGGGGTGAGATTGTGCGCCCATTACTTACAGACCGCCAAGGCTGGGCTACCTTCATCGGTACACCTAAGGGACATAACGCCTTCTATGACATCTATAACGAAGCCCAAAAGAACCCGAACTGGTATGTCAAGACCCTAAGAGCAGATAAATCAGGGTTGTTGCCTGACGCTGAATTACTGGATGCACAGTCAACAATGTCACCAAATCAGTACGAGCAAGAGTTCTTATGTTCATTTGAGGCTTCCATAACTGGGGCCTACTTTGGCGAACAGATGCGTCAAATCACGGACTTAGAGCGTATCACCACGGTGGACTATGACCCTATGTTCCCATGCCATACCGTATGGGACTTGGGCTTTAATGATTCCACGGCCGTGATTTGGTTTCAGGTCGTATACGGTGAGATACGGGTGCTAGACCACCATATGTCAAACGGTCAAGCCATCCCCTACTACCTCGGACTACTAGCGCAGAAAGAGGATGAGTACGGGTACAAGTACGGCTATCATTACCTACCCCATGACGCTAGGGCTAAAACCTTGGCTAGTGGTGGCAAGAGCATAATCGAACAAATTGCGACAAAAATTGACATAAATAAGCTAAAAATTGTTCCAAACCTATCACTTCAGGATGGAATACAAGCTACAAGACTTGCATTAACCCGTGCTTGGTTCGATAATAAGTGTGACGAACTAATTGAATGTTTGCGCCAATACCAAAGGGAGTGGGATGATGATAAGAAAGTATTTAGAGATCGCCCGAAGCACGATTGGACATCACACTCTAGCGATGCGATGCGCTATCTCAGCATCGTTTGGAAAGATGAGGACAGCCCTATCCTCAAAGATACAAGGGTTAAAGGCGTATCTATCGGGGAAAACGAAGTAACCCTAAACGAATTGTGGAAGCAAACACCTAAATCAACTTACAGGAGAATTTAATATGACAGCCGCTAACGCAACCTTTGCACTACCCTACGAACATGTAGCCGCTTCACAAACAGGTCAAGTATTAGGCGCAACTGGCGCAACTGGCGATTATTTACACCGTTTAGTTATTACTGTATCCGCTACAGCTACTTCTACTGTAAGCCTGTTAGATAACACTACATCTCATGCATTGGTAGCCGCCAATACTGCAATCGGTGTTTATTCCATTGAAGTAAACACTTTTTCTAAAAATGGTGCTTGGAAAGTAACTACGGGTGCTGGTGCTGAAGTCATAGCAGTAGGTAACTTTACCTAAGGATTAACATGGATCACACCTACGAAAATTGGTATAACACCATAGCAGGGTACGAAAGAGCGTACAAGGAATGGGAATCCCGTACTGACCGCATCATCAAGCGGTATCGTGATGACAGCCGTACGAGGAATAACCCTAACGCACGATTCAATATCCTTTGGTCAAATGTACAGACAATTACCCCAGCTATCTTTGCCCGTCTACCAAGACCCGATGTAAGCCGTAGGTTCAGAGATAACGACCCAGTGGCACGGGTAGCATCCATGATGCTTGAACGGGCATTGGACTATGAGATTACCCATTACGGTGACTACAAGTCTGCCATGAGTCAGTCGGTCTTAGACCGTTTACTGGGTGGGCGTGGAACATCGTGGGTACGCTACGAACCACACATTGCTGGTAAAGAGGCTGGCATCCCCGAA